AAAAGGTTAACGTAGGTGAGCGTGTAATTCGTGCTGCTGCACAGGCTGTTGGTGACTACACTAACGCTGGTGCATCATTCACAAAGGTAGAACTTACCACCAAGAAGATTCGTCTTGACTGGGAAGTATCTGCTGAAGCACTTGAAGATGGTATTGAAGGAGGTGCTCTTGAGGACCACCTAGTACGTTTGATGACAAACGCATTTGCGAATGACATCGAAGATCTAGCGATTAACGGTACTGGTGACTCAGGAGACGGAGCGTTCCTAGGAATTATGAACGGTTTCGTTAACAAGGTTACTACCAACGGAGATGCACACGAGTCAGTTGTTACTGTAAGCGACAACGCTTGGACCCCAGAGGTCATGCAGGACATCATCTTGGCAATGCCACGTAAGTACCGTGCACTTAAGAACAACCTTAAGTTCTACGCTGGTACTGACGCATTCCAGGGAATCGTAAAGCACAACGGTACACTTGCTGACGCAGTTGCTGAGGCATTCGCAGGAATGACTCCAGGATCAACTCAGCAGAACCGTCAGTCTTACCTAGATGGTACTGGACAGACATTCGGTGGAGCACGTACAACTCGTGTTCTCGGAATTGACGTACAGGAAGTTCCTTACTACCCTGCAGGTTATGTAGACCTTACATTCCCTCAGAACCGTATTTGGGGATTCCAGCGTGACATCACCGTAAACCGTGAGTACAAGCCAAAGAAGGACACAATTGAATACACAGTATTCGTCCGTTTTGGTGTACAGTGGGAAGAAGAGGATGCAGTAGCATTCGCTGACGCTGCTGGTTCAGACTCATAATCTGAAACACTCTTAAGAGGGGGCAGGGCTTAGGCTCTGCCCTCTTTTTAATTTTTATCTGTTATAATTATTGTTTAGGAGGTTATTATGTCAGAAATTAATAACAAAGAAAATCCTTTTTCATTTTTGTCAGAAGACAAGCAGGATGTAGATCTATCGTTTGTAGATGAAAATGTAGAAAGCGTACTGGCCGAATTAGACCAAGAGGCAGCAGAAGAAAACAAGGAAGATGTAGTAACTCTTCCAGAGTCAAAGGCAGAAAAGACAACAGTAGAATCAGTTGAGAACAATGTCGTGGGAACATCTACAAAGACAACAAAGACTGCAAAGAATCCAAAACTTACCACAGTAAAGAAAGAGGGCAAGCCAGAAAAGGTTGCCATTCACTCTTCAAAGAATGCTTCTTGGAATGGTGTTGGATCAGTCTATCGTGGATACAACATTGTTTTGCCAGAACACGCAGAAAAGTGGCTTACACGCAATCACATTCGACCTGCAACTCCAGAAGAAGTTGCCAAGGAGTTCGGTCTCTAAATGGAAATATTGAGGATTCCGTCAAATCAAATTGTTTATAAGGTAAGTGGTCTGGACCCAGACGACTACGACTATACAGTAGTTGATTTGGCGGATAACTCAATTACCGAAGGAACTCTGACAGTAGAAGATGCTGAAGATGTTATGACCATCTCTTTGCCAGCAGGCATAGATGGAGATTATGAAATATCTATTGCTGGAACAACAGAAATTGTATCTGTGATTAGACCATATGTGGACCCAACAACTCTTGGAACTACCGCATCAGAAATTACAGAGTATACCAAATACGAGATGATTGCTAGAGCAATTATAGATTCTTATCTAGATAACACAGACTTTTATAATAAAAAGACGGTATACGATGTAACTGGAAATGGACTTGACTACATGTCTATATGGAAAGATGTTAACAAAGTCTTAAAGGTCTATGAGAACAATGTCCTAGTTTTTGATGTTGCAACTCCAGACGAAAACGTATTTGATTACGCAGTAACTTTAGATAAAAGTGCTCTTGTAAAAGTATTTACGGAGCAGACAGATATAATCACAACAGAAAGCCCTCAACTGCCTGTGTCAAGAGGAGACTATGTTTACGACTCTAGAAATTATGGAACATTCGTAAAAGGAAATGACTATATCTTTGTTCTAGATGTTGGTCCCAAGAACATTCCTAGCCAGGTAGCAAAAGCAACAGAAATGCTTATTGATGATCTGAAGTGTGGAAGACTTGACTACTACCAGAAATATATTACAACATACAACACCGATCAGTTTAGAATTCAGTTCGACAAGAAAATGCTAGAAGGAACAGGTAATTTAGTAGTAGACAAAATGCTAGACAAGTATTTGAAGTCTATTACTAGAGTTGGGGTGCTCTAATGGCCACCTGCGAATCTACCGATTTTGTTTTTCCACTGCTTGCAGATATCTATTACCCACTGACAGAGCAGGGTGCCTACGGAAACGTAAAAAAGACTTGGGTTTTAGATAGAAGCATTTGCTGCAACTTTAATGCTAGCGGTAATGCAGGTGGCGAAGACGTTAAGCCAAATGTAAGCATTACTAAAGAGATGATTCTTATTGGAAGAACAAAGACCGACGTTAGAATCTCAAGCCTTGACGATAGAAACGCTATCACAAACGTAATCATTACAAATATTAGAACTGCAGATGGCACCCATATTTATAAAGAAACAGCAGGCCCACGCTCTGGTCAGTCTACCATATTTGAGGTAGCAGCCTATGATCCATTCGTTGGACCATTTGGAAGAATTGAGCACTACTCTTTGGTAGTTAGAAGATCAGAGAATCAGGGGGTAGACGTATGATTAAGGTAAAGTTAGACTCAAGAAAGTTTATGAAAGAAATGAATAACGTTATGAAATACTCTATTGGATTTCTTGACGGAATACAGGCTGGAAAAACTATATTGTTAAAGAATATAGGAGCACAAACTATAGAAATTTTAAAGCAATATGTAGATGCTAATGCTAGGGCTAACCCACAGATGCTTCATCACATCTACGAATGGAATGCCACTGGAAGCCCACAGGCAAGACTCTTTGACTTTGACTATACCATAAGCAATCTTGGACTCTCGGTGCTATCTTCTTTCAGACAGTCAACGTCAGTCAAGAATGGATCAAATGTCCCATTTTACGATAAGGCTAGAATCATGGAAGATGGAGTGCCAGTCACCATTGTTCCAAGAAAATCGAATGTTCTCGTATTTGAGGAAAATGGAGAAACTATATTTTCTAAGGGACCGATTGAGATAGACAATCCTGGTGGAGACTATGTCCAGGGCTCATTTGAAAAGACTGTAGATGAATTTTTCAATAGATACTTTACTCAAGCATTTCTAAGAACCAGTGGTATAGGACAATACCTAGAAAATCCAGTAATGTTTAAAAACAATTTGCCAAAGGGTAAGAAACTCGGAAGATCTACTGGTGTTTCTACAGGCTACAGATGGATTGCTAACGCAGGAATAGGAGCCATGTAATGCCAATATCATATCCACCAATTTTGATTAACAAGTACCTACAGCAAAAACTCGGTACCGCTGGATTTGGTGCTGTGCCAATGTTTCCAACATACCCAACAGACTTTGACATTTCCCAGGGGTTTTCTATAGAAGACCTCACATCTGGAACAGGTGGAAGATTCTACTTTGACGGTCAGGCAGCGGTATATGACAGAATGTTTAAGTTTAGAAGAAAGCCTTTTCCACACATAAAGTCAGAGCAACTACTCTACTACTTCTACGCACTTACAGAGCAGGCAGTAGAAAATCTAATAGAAATGACCCAGAGGGTACACGATCACCTAGACAGAGAGGATGAGTCTGCCCAAGACCTAAACGACTGGGTGCAGTCTCAGGTAAACACCCAGACAGGCCTGATCACATATGAGGGCAAAGAGTTTTATCCTGTATTCTTCCACAATATGAGAGTCTACCACCTAGAAGAAACCAGAGACATCGTTGACTTTGGTACAGCCAGAACTTTTGCAGGCAATAAACTAATCATAGACTATGATTACCACACAGTAGGCTACTCAGATAGCAACTATAATGGCACTTCCTTATAGTTGAAAACAATGCTATACTATAACTGAGGAAACACCCCCACAAAATTCATAAAGAAAAAAGAGGTGAAAAATATGGGTACATACAGCAGAGGTACAAACGCTAACATTATTGTTGGTGCAGCAGCCTTGTTCACATACGAAAATGGTGAACTTACGGACGCAGCACTGCCAGCATATGTTGACGGTACATCTTACAGAGACACGCTAACTGACTA